TGGCAAGCGTGATTGTAACGGTGTCTGCACCTTCTTCTGTTCCGACTGTAACCGACATCGTGTCATCTAAAGATGTTGCAAGCTTAAACTTGACTTTTCCATTCGGTTTAGCCCCCATCATTGCCGGTGCAGAAATGGTCAGTGTGTCCGATGTGGAATTGGTCAGTGTGGCGTAAGATGCTACCCATGCAGTCGTGCTCGTTCTTTTTGTTGCGGTCATCACTCCATCAGCGTCAGCGGCGGCGGCATTCGCTATTTTATAGCGGGCAACGCTCATTGCCTCGACTTTGACATCCCTTGCGTCAGTGCGCAAGTAACTATCTAATCTGCTCATAACTGCCTCCTTTCTTACGCGTTGGTCAGTGTAACAATAACAAACCCTTTATCCGCGACTACGTTTCCACCGACGAGGACTTCGCCTCTTACGGTAAGCAGACCCTCACCGAATTTGTAGTCATCCGATACAGATACCTCAAAATCTCCGAACAGACCCAACTTATAGTTGGCAGGATTGCCGTAAATCATGGTCGGAATGTCTTTGTCCGTATAGGTAGACTCCGACAGTGCGGTTACATCTGAACAAATCACATAAGGAACAGACAGCCCGCCATCTTTGATGATTCCGGTATTCGGGTTCGCGCCGTCAGGAATTATCTCGTAGACAGCTTTCTTCTCGCTCGTTCCTCTGACGTCACCGAATTTGATTAGGTCTTTCTTGTTCAGGAACAGTCTCGCACCAGCGCCGACATTTTCATCGCCGCCGTATGCAAATACGATTTTGCGAAGCGTGGTCTGGTCAATGGTGTTTGATGTTACTTCATAAGCTTGGCAAATTGCAGCTCCGTCTTTATCCTCAGCATTATAAATGCCGAAAGGTTCCGTTGATCCATTTCCGCCTATGATATATGATACAGCCTTTTTCTTTAACGCAATAAGAGCGCCCTTTCTGACCTTCTCCTCATACTGGAGCGGGGACTGCTTTTTGATCTGCTTGCTGACATATGACACGACATCAATGTCAAAAGGCAGGATGTTTGCAATCTTAAACGTGGGATCACTGGTGTTTGCTACAGTTCCTTCGGTTCCTGCTCCTGCTGTCTGCCAAGCAGAAACGAATGCTTCTTTGTATCCACCCATGCCTGTCATGTCCTCTACTGTAATCATGTCGATGATGGACGACAAGACATTAAATGGTTCATTGATGCCGCCAACACCGGTAGGTGTGGCTATTGCACCACCGGACAGAAGGGTTGACCTTGTTTCCGATGCAGATATCCTTGTTCTGCCGGTCTCCGCGAATTTCTTTGCTCTTTCCTCAGTTTCGTTTCTTCCCTGCGGCTTCGGTTCGGGATTGCCGAGCTTGCCGGTCAAATCCATTTTTGACCTGATTTCAGTTTCTTCTTTAGTCAATGCGTCTACTTCGGTACTGAGTTCTGCCAATCTCTTTTCATCGGCTTCTTTCAGTTCGGTTTTGATTTCGGCCTTTCTGGCCAATATTTCCTGTAACCTTTTTTCCATTATTGATTACCTCCACTTAATTTTAGTTTTATTTCCAATCTCCGCCTTGCAAGTTCGGTCTCCACCTTCTGACGCTGCACCTGAGCCTCCGCCTCCAGGGCTGCATCCTTGCGTGCTTCGATGGATGTATCGTCATAGGCCGGTATGTCCACAGCGGAAACGTCATATAAACGCTTCACCCTGAGTACCGTCCATGTTCGATTCTGATAGTCATACGCTTCCTGACCGATCTGGAATCGGAAGCTCATGCGGTCAATATAACCGTTCTTAATGTCGCTATAAAGCGACCGCCCTTCCTCCGTTCCGTCAAGCCTCGCCCGGATGAAAAGGCCTTCGTCATCAACAGTGAGCTGCAAGGTCTTGTTTCTTGTTCTGGCCATCACGCGCCCTGAATGATTGTAATTAAAAATAACATCATCCATCTTGCAATCGGTAAAGGCATCGCTGGCAATTTGTTCTTTGTATTCCAATCCGTCAATCTCAAAGAGGACGGTCGGAGAATTAAATCTTACCGCATAGCCCTCAACCCACAATTCTTGATTTTCTTCTTCGCCTATCGCACGAGTTTGAAATTCAAACCGTCTTTTAGTCAGTTTCGTTTTGTCCATTATCTTCATCCCCTTTTTCTCCAGTCTGATAAAGTGACTGGTCTGTCGCTTTTACATAATTAAGGCTTACCTGCGCCTCGTCGCCGCCCTCAACTGGGGCATATCCGAACATTTCCCGTAGTTCGTTTTTGGTGAATAGCCCGATTTCCTTTGCGGCGTTCAAGATGTTTACTTTTGTTTGCATTGCCGTGTTCAGCAAAACCGACGAGTTAAAAATAATCCGGTTTCCCGAATCGCGTTCCCTTTGTGTAAAACAAACATTTGTGAAGGCCTGCCCCATCTGAATAAGCCTCGGTTCAACCACTGATTCATAAAACGCTTGCCACTGTGCTTCTGTGTAGTCAGACATTAGGATCGCATTCGATACACGCCAATACCGGAGGATATTCTCACGGATTTCTTTCATTTGCGCTGCGTTTGCACTCCAGGGCGTGACGGTTAGCGGTGCATATTCTTCCATTGAATCAACACCTACGATGCCGCCTTCTTTTGCGGCCTTTTCAAATCGTGCCGTGAATTCGTCTGTTGCCTTTGTAACGTCTTCCGGGGATAACATTGCCTTTTTCTGCTTCAAAAGCCCTCGGACTTTGTTGGAAACCGAGAGCGCTTGCATCAAGCCCTCGTTGGATGCCTTTTGCATGTCTAACGTGTTGTATATCGGATCGTTGCCATCCCCCCCAACGTCCCTGGTGTTGAAAAACTTTCGGAGGATAACAACATCCTCGATGTTTAGTGCTCTCTGTATGCCATCATAGTCTGTAAACTGTACGGCATATCCTCCACCGTCTATGGGCAATATCTCAAAGTTGTTATACTGTACCGGTATCATCATTTCCGGAAGCAGACCGTTCCACTTTACGTAACACATAGCAGTTGTATTGGTTTCAACATGGGTCACAAGTTTGTACTTTAGATCAAACCCAGTCATTAGCGGGTTAGGTCTCTGGTTCAGTAGTTTCACATAAGGGGAGTTACGCTTTATGTCTTTTATTCGCCCGTCCTTATCCAAAACAACATGCAGTGCCTCAGCTTTAGCCGTATGAGTTGCGATACAGTCAATTACCGCCCGGACAATTTCTTGTTCATACACCTCCTTGTTGAACGGAGCAGAACGGGACGATGTCCCGCTATAAACGTATCGGACTTTTATAAATTTAAACAACTTGCTGAATAAGCCCAATAATATCACCCCCCTTGTCCTTTCCGGGTTATCATGTTAATTCGGTCAGGCGCATATGCTGTTCTTGTTTCAGGTCTTGCATACATGCCGATAGAAATAAATAGGCCGGCTTTACAAGCCGGACATGGTTTACCTTCACTTATTTTTCTTTTAGTGTCCAAATTATCACCTTCTATCATCGAATGTACCGAAGATATTCGTCCTCGTGGTTACAATAGCCGACATAAGCATTTAACAGACTAACTAAACCGTCAATGCGCTTTGTCGTGCCTGTTTTCACTGGTTGGATACTCTCTATGCCGTCTTTGTTTGCGGATTTCTTTGCCGTGTTGATCACACACCAACGTAACATCGGGTTATTGTTGCTGATTATCCGGTGTTCCTCAAACAACCCGCCTAATTGCTTCATTGGGTATGTCCACGTTACGCTGCCCTGCCGGATTTTCTCCATGTCAAAGCCATAAGATTCCATTTCCTCCCGCCAGTAACCGGATAAGGCGGCATCATAGCATATCCACAGCGGCCTAATGTCGTAAAGGTTTACCATGTCAACAAACCACTGGGTTACTGCGTGATAATCAACTGTCGCACCCTCGCATATATGCAGCCATCCTTGCTCTGCCCAAAGCTTATACGGAGCTTCCCTGTTGTTACTGTGTTCAACATCGTCCAGTCGGCTTTTAGGTAAGAAATATTTTTGCAGGACATAAAAATTCTCATCATTCGGTTTCCTGATTAATAGTGTCGCGCATGTTAAGTCGGTAGTTGCCGACAAGTCGCACCCGCCGATTGCATAAGATTTTTTCAGGTAGTCAATCGGTATAACCTTTTCATTAACGCAGGCCTCATATGGCAGCCACGCCTCGGCGCTGCTTTCCGGAATATTAAAATCTTTTGTTAAAACTGTTGGAAGAAACTTCGGGTCTCTCTTTGCTTTCTCTACATACTCCGCCAGCGTCGCTATTGATTTTATCTTGCCAAGTCCCGGGTTCGCTTTTGCCCAGCAATGCGGGTTCGTCCATTCGTCCCTGCTGTCAAGCTCATATATAAGCGGCAGCAGGCGATAATCTTCAAATCCCGGTTCCCACATCGCCACCTTAGAGCAGTAATCGTATTTATCGTCAAAAAACATTTCCCGGACAAATCCATTGGTTGATATTAACCAGGCTAACGGCTGCTCCCTTGCGCTCTGCGATTGTATCATTACATCATAGACTTTGCTGTCTCTCGCTTCGTGAAATTCGTCCAAGCTAAAAAAATGGGCGTTCAATCCGTCCATTGTTTTTGTATCTGCCGCAAGGGCTTTTATAAAACTGTATGTGGCTGGAAAGTATATATCGCTCTGGCGCTTTTTTGTTATGCTCCGGAGCGCGGGGGATTGAGCCCTCATGTTTACAGCTTCATTAAAGATAATTGCTGCCTGGTCTTTTTTATTAGCCGTGCAGTATACTTCCGCGCCTCCTTCTCCATCAGCAATAAGAGCATATTGTTCAACGCCAGCGGTCTCGGTTGATTTCCCGCATTTACGTCCCCGGATGTCAACAACCTCTCTGATTCTCCGGTTATGTGTGTCCTTTTCTTTCCAGCCATAAACTAATTGGATTTTCGCCTTTTGGAACAATTCAAGGATTACGGGCTTACCCGCCCACTTCCCTTTAGAATGCTTGCAAAACCTCTCTATGAAGTCGATAGGTCTCTGCCCGGCTTCTTCGTCAAAGTAAAAGGGGAAGTCCGGCGATGGATTCTCTATCCAGCCAATTTCCCTTTCGTATACTGCCTTTACCTTTCTTGAAGCAACCTCATCACCTGAATGTATCGCTTTCAAGTATTCGCGCGGCCAGTTCATTTCTTGCCACCCACCGCGAAGCGCAGAATCTCCTCGCTTAAATCTTTGGCGGATTGCTCCGGGAGCTTGTCGGCCAGCTGCTTCATCACTACCTGGTAGTTTTTGACCATAGCATTATACAGTCGGGCAACCGGCCTCTCCCTCTCGTACGGGTCTATCTTTTCGGACTGGGTAAACATTTCGACATAACCACCCCTATCTAAGTCAACCTCGTAATCTTCCAGGGTGACGCGCATATATGCCGCCCGACGGATAAGTCCATCGTATAGAGTCAGGAGAGAACCAGGCAAATCCTTGTAAATTTTCCGTATTCGTTTGTACTCCTTAGATATCCGTCTATCTTTTTCCAATTTATTACCTGCCTTTCTGGGTAGGGGGTCATACACGTGCCAGTGAGTAACAGAGAGGGGCCCCTCCGGTCTTTGTCTATACCCTATTTCATTTTTGACCCCCGGGGGGCTGTTGCCGTACAACTAGCCCGTTCTCATCAAAGTAATACCCCTGTACAACATCGCCATCGCAGCCTTTTGTTTCCTTCGTATGACAGTCATGGCATAGGCTTTCAAGATTCTTCGGGTTCAATGCTATCGACGGGTCACTAATATTCTCCGGCATTAATTCAATGATGTGATGTACTTCCTCTGCTCTTGATGCACACCGACAACATGTGTAACGGTCTCTCCTTAACACTTCACGTCTTACCTGTTGCCATGCCATTGAGTTGTAAAACGCTTTAGCCCATTCCTTAGCCACACCACCGCCTCCCGCCCCTGGCATGATCTTGTGGTGTTCAACCCCACATTGACCCTTGATGAAATTTAGCCCGAGCGCCACCGAGGAGGTTTGTATGGGACCAGCCGGTGGACGCCCGGCCTTTTGTAATCAGTTTAATTTAACGCTTCATATCGCCCAATAAGTATTCCAGATATGCCTCTG